TTATCAGGTTGCTGTTGGTGTAAAATATTGTTCTACGAGTTTGCTGGTTGAAAGTATTTGGAATTCTTGGCCTTGCGGTTTTAACACTACTCCTAATGATTCAACACCTTGATTTTGCCAGTAATCATAAGCAAATACTACTGTCACTCTATGGTAACCATCATTAGACCAATCCAAGTCCATTTGATTGACCACGATTGGATATGCATTAAAGAAGTTAACTACGTATACAGGATTATCTTGTAAATCATACTGTATGACAGCAATATCAGATACAGTATTTTTCTTATAATCGAAATCAAATGAAGATGTTGGATTGATATACTCCATCCAAACGTCAAAAATTGTACGCTCTATCATTGTATCGGAAACAATAAATGTCATTGTCAAATCATTGTAAGACGAATGCATTGGAAATTTTGTTGTAGGATTTGAACCAAACTTTTGGTCAACAGTACCAAAAGTTCTTCCTGGTAACTCTGTGGCTTCACAACGTAATTGTAATATTCTGGTTGTTAGATTATTATTTTCGGATGCATTTAAATTGTCCAAAATTTTTGCTGGTAAAATAATTCTAACATCAAACCTATTTGGTCTAGCAACATCAACCATTGATTGCAAAAAATTATCAATCGGAGCATGAGTTGGTTTTTCAATTACTGTAATTTTTCCTAAATCTGCGTCTGCCATTTTTATTCGTCCTGATTAAAGTGAGCCATGTGGTCTTTCCATTCTTTCACAGAATCTTGCCACACTTTTTGTGGCTTTGCACCTCTGAATTGTTGGATAGGCAACATAGTGGCCACATCCCATTCACTTGGTTCTATCATCAATATTCTAGACCTCATGTGACTATACAAATAACGTTTTAGACATGGCCTAAACTCTGCATATCTTTTGGATGCAGTTAATATATCATAAGAAATTCTCATTCTTTTGATATCCGCATCAGGTGTTAGTTGAGCATACTTCATCAGCTTCTGTAAGAAGGCTACACGATACTTGACTGGCAAGTAATGTATATTCAATCCTAGAAACCCATCATTGTACTTCTCTAGTACCAATACCATTGGGAATCTATCCCAATAAGGCAAATCATCTTTAGTCTTTGGATCATAATAATAACAATACATCATGCCAATTCGTAACTGGCCTGGTTGTTTCTGTCTGCCTACTTCACTTCTAATAGTATTTGGAATAGAAGAAGGTCTTTTTATCTCATTTATCTTACCTTGTAACCAAGTGACGGCATCCTTGGACATGGTTTTATGTCCTGCCGATTTCTTTTCCTCTGCAAGTGTGGTAAGTTTTGAAGTCATGCCTTATTTAGTTAGAGGCCCAACTCTTTTTCCGTCAGTACTTTAAACTGCCAACCTTTATCTAAACAATATTCCTGAGCAGCTTTCCACTTGGCTTGATTGATACCGTATGTCATGACCTCAGTTATGTATTGTTTCGTCACACGGCTTCGTTTGGCTGGTTCCACAGACTGTTTTTGAGGTTTGACCTCAATCATCATAGTGCTTACCTTACCATCTTTATTCTTTACTTTGACGATAAAATCTGGAAAATACCTATGGCGTTTGCCATCCACAGGTGATATATAAGGGATTGCTAGCTCTTCTGATGCCCATGATATGACATTAGGTTCTTTATCTAACCATGTCATTACCCTTGCCTCCCATGACGAGCGATAAGTGATTTTGGTGTAATCACCCACGTACTTTTGTGGATTTTTTGGGGTAAACTTGCCGGTATATGCCATAAATAGTATGTATAATCAATTTTCAAAGAAAAAATAATGCCAATTATAGATTTAGTTGCTGTTTCTACTGGTGGATCAAAGCTTACAGAAGTCACTGGTCCATTGGGTATTTTAGAAGCCGATACGACAAAGTTATCACCATTAGTCTATCCGGCAGACTTAGGTTCTTCAACCAAGAATCACTATGTCAAATTCTCAATAAAACAGATTGTTCCTTCAGCACCTGTTAGTGGTTCAACAACAGCTGCATTGAAAAATGCTTACGATAAAATCACAACATGGAACTATCAACCAAACGTAACAGACTCTGTTGGTGTTATTTGTTTATATATGCCTGATACTTTGAATGCTTCTTATGATGCTTCATATGATGAACTGAGTGTCACTAATGATTTAGGCAAAGGTATTACAGCAATCCAAGGTATATCTACATATTTGAATAGTCCAAAAAGCGGAAAAAACACAGCAGGCCAAACTGGTTCTGATCCAGCCGCAATCGCTGCAGCGGCTTTAGGTGTTGGTACCTTATTGGACAAATTCAATTTAGGCGGTCAAGGTTTAGTTGATGTTGCATTACAAACACAAGGTTATGCAATCAATCCACAACTACAACTAATCTATCGTGGTGTCGGTTTTAGAAAGTTTCAATTGAATTTCTTGTTCACACCAAATACACAAGATGAAGCGAAAACCATAAATCAAATTATTGGAACATTTAAATATCATTTTGCACCACAGTTATTGACAACGACAGGTGCAGTCAGTGGCATGTTCTTTGTTCCGCCATCTTATTTTAACGTTGAGTTTATGTTCAACTATGGTGAGAATCAATTTTTACCAAGATATGGAGATTGTGTGTTGACGGACATCAATGTAGATTATGCACCTAACGGATTTGCAGCTCACAATGATGGTGCACCTGTTCAAACACAATTGACATTGAGCTTCCAAGAAATTGAGATTGTTACTAAGGCAAAAATTGCTGCTGGTTATGGTGCGGATAGTGCATTCGCAACCAGCACATCAACAGATACTGTCGCAGGATTACGTTAATGAAATACTTCCAACAGTTTCCAATCATCAAAATGACAGATTACAATGGCAATTATGTCAATGTAACAAATATAATGGAAAGAGTTGAACTTATTCCAAGTCTTTTAGATAATGCACTACTTTTTTACAATTACAATATCAAAGATAGTGACACTCCAGACATCATTTCACAAAAGTATTACAACGATAGTTATAGATACTGGATAACACTATATGGTGGTCAAATATTAGATCCAATTGGTGACTGGCCAATGCCACCAAACCTATTCAATGATTTTTTAATTGACAAATATGCAGGTGCTACGGCTAATTCACTCAACATTGCTGTTGCAAATGTTACCTCTTCACAGGTGTTAACGTATACACAAAACACCATATATCAGTATGTGGAGTCTATAACCACAATAGATTCTACATCTTCCGAATCGAACACTACGATTTACTATATTGATGAGGCTGCGTATAATAATACAGTTGTTGGCACCACAAACTCTTTGTTACCTTCTGGTGCAAGTGTAACACAAACAATCACAACATATCCACAATACATTTATGACTACGAGATTGAAACTAATGAAGCCAAAAGAAGCATTAACCTTGTAAATTCTAGTTATTCTGGTGCATTAGAAACACAATTGGCTGCATTGTTAAAGTAAAAAATGTCACAAGGAATTCTTAATACAAGGGACTATGACCTAAAGAGTCTGTTATTGCTAACACCCGTTGGCACAATTGAGCTACGTCTAATCATGAATGAAATATCATACCATGAAGACCTCTTTGGTGGTGTAATATCTGGTTATGTGATGGTGACAGAAGCGAATGCCTATGCAGAACTTTTGGCATTGAATGGTAATGAATATCTACAACTGATATTCAGTAAGTACGATGATCCTACAGACACAATCACTAAAAAGTTTCGTGTCTACAAGATGGACAAAAGAAAACTGGCTGCGAATATGTATACTGAAGTATATACGTTACAGTTTTGTTCTGAAGAATTGGTGATTTCTGAGCAATACAAGATTAGCAAATCATATCCAAACCAATCAGTAAGTACAGTCATAACCGACATCTGTATCAATGATTTGGGTATAAGTGGCAATAGGTTGAACATAGATGACTCTTATGGTATATACAGCTTCATTACACCAAACTTGAAACCACTCGATGCAATTAATTGGTTATCGAATTATGCTAGACCTATGCCACCATTTCTTGGTGCAGACATGATTTTTTATGAGAACAAAGATGGTTTTAACTTTAAATCTTTGCAAACTCTGACAGATGGCCAAGGTGTCACCATCTATAATACTTACAGATATGATCCAAAAAATGCAAACGAGAAGAACCTAACTGAAGAAGTGTTCAACGTAACGACTTATGAGATTTTAAACTCATATTACACATTGAATGCAGTCAATTCTGGTATGTTTGCAAATCAGTTGATATCGGTTGACATCGTTACAAGAAAGAAGAT